AAATTCTGTATTAGATACATTGCCATTATGAATTTTACTTGCATCAATTGCTGCACTAGCATTAATGTCTGCATTAACAATAGTTCCATCAGCAATCTTAGCTGAAGTTACACTTGAGTCTGCTAGTTTGGCAGTTGTGATTTGTGAGTCTGCAATATGTGCAGTATCAATAGAACCATCTACATAATGTTCTGAGTCAATACTATCATCTGCAATTTTAGAACTATTGACAGCATCTGCTGCAATCTTGGCCGTAGTAACAGATCCATCTGCTAATACAGAAGTTGAAACTGAACTTGCTGGTATAGAAGTATTGGTTGCAGATAAAGCACCAACATAAACTGTAATGCTTTCATTTTGAATTGCACCTGAATCTAAAGTTACATTAACAGTTGTATTAGTTGAAAATGAAGATGAACTAATTGTTCCATAAATAGTTCCTGTAGAAGAGCCTACAATTTTAACTCTACGATTTGCATGATAAAAAGATGTTACGTCTGCACCTGCTACAGTAAATGATGTTGCGCTAGCATAGGCAAAAGTAAATGATGCATCGCCATCTCCATAAATAACCCATTGACTATCGTTATACCATTCTCTTGTATCTGCAAGAATAGCTCTTAATGCGTTATTAATATTAGAAGGTAACATACCTTCTGCAATACTGATTCCACCTACTGCTGTATTATTTGCTGCTGTACTTGAGTAATCTTTAATTCCTGACATTTATTATCCTATAAACCATGCAAAAACTTTGTCAGTTTCTACATTATTTTTATTAATTAAACTATTTACTGATTCTTCCAATTGTCTTTGGAAAAATTCTTGAGTTTCAAAACTATATCTAACATTATCTATATCTCGTTCAACAACGTCAGCCATTATCTTAAACCTGCTTTACTTGCTATTATATCAATACCTTGAGCGTGAGTAAACAAAGTGCCAGAAGGTACTTTTATATTTGCTTTAAAATATCTACCAGATTGTCTAACTGGGTTAATACCTGTGCTATTCATGATAACTGATGAAGATTCTGTAGCAGTATCAGCTAATCTATCTCTAGTTTTTATAGTAACAGTTGCTTCAGCATCTACAATAGGTCTTATTCCTTGTACACTTGCACGTAATCCTGGGAATATTTCAAATTCTCCTGTTTCAATTTCAGCCTCATTTGAAGTTCCTGAAAATATAGCTGCTTTATAATTAGTATCAATAGCACCTAAATATTTTTGTCCACCAGCCCAAAAATCTGTATCTAATGCAATATTAATATTTTCTAAGTTTTCAGAAATAATATCCATTAATTCTACAGTATAAGCTCCCACAAACTGTGAAAATATAAATGATGCATTAGCTTCTGCTAATGACCATTTTTGTGTACTGTAATTATAAATTAAAATTCTATCACAAATACCTGTAGTATTATTAGTATTTTGAGAGGAAGGATATAACCATAAAGCTAATTGATTAAAAGGATCTGTAGTAGCTACAATTCTATCAGAAAATGCTTTGTTTAAATCTAGTTCAAAAAATCTATTTACTTTTTCTGCTCCAATAGGAACAACGCTATCACCATTAATTTGATAAAATCCATCATCTGCATAAAAGAATACTTGTCTATTATCTTGACAAACAGTTTGACCATATACAGCTCCTCTATTAGGAGAGATAACTGAAAATCTAAATACAGTAGCTCCACCTACAAAGTCCATACGAACTATTTGGTTTTGTCTAAATATATAACCTACTTCTCCAGAAGTTATAGCAACAATTTCACCTCCTGAACCTGGCAGATCTTGATAATCTGCTAATTTTTTTCCAGGAGTCCATGTTCCAATATCATTAATTCCAGACCATTGTACTCTATTAGTATTACCTGATTGATTACCTGTAACTAAAAAATCTCGTATAACACCACTTGTTCTAAATACTGGTGGAGTACCATCTGTAGCAATTGTAGATAAGTCTGCAAAATTAGTAGACGTACCCATTAAAAAATATTGAGGATTATCTACACCATTACTTGCTATAATATAATTACCAAATTGGGTAAATGTCCAAAAGTCTGTATTGTCACCAGTCAATGATCCTTTTTTTGAAGTAAAAGTTCCACCATCTAATTGATAGATATTAGTATTATTAGCAACAAAGTTATAAACATTATTGGAACCATCTCTAAATGAACCTCCTCCTCTACAATCTGCACCAATATTATTAGACGAATAACTAACTAATGATGGAAATCGTTTGTATGAATTTAATGCATAATATACATTAGTTGCTACATTAGATCCAGGATTATTATGACTTGGTTGATCTGGTAACCATTCGCCAAAAGGAATTTGCATAAGACTCCTAACTTGATGCTTTTCTACGATAGAAAGATAAATCTGTTCCTACATCTGTTCTTTGTACAACAGGTGCTGCACCATAAGAGTCTGTTCTATCATTGTTCTCACATCTTTCTAAATTTACTTGATACATAGCTAACCATTGTTGTTGTTGGTTAGGATCGATACCACCCAAAAAATTAGATGCATGATACAAGCTACCATAAAGATAAATACCAGGATGATTGGCAAGGATATAGTTACTAGCATTTCCAGAAGATAAACTAGGAAACGCTTTATAATATTGTAAGTATCCTGTATACGAAAGATCAGGTGATGGAGCAAATCTAAAACTTTCTGTAGCATTATCAGATTCTATACCATAAACTCTAGGTATGCCAGAAGTACTTGCTCCTCTAGTTTTAAACATATTTGCTGGAGATATATATTCTAATTGATATTTAGTTCCTCCAGATAAAATATAAAATGATCTTACGCCAATAAATCCAGTAGGAACAGTTATTGTTTCAGCATTAATAGTTACTTCATCAATCTGTTCCATTTGTCTAATTCTAAGTTTAGCATTAAAATCTGCTTCACAAAGTTTGATAAAGTCTTCAGATATTTCTGAAGTTAGATCAGATCTATTAAGCCAATTAGCTATTGATGCTTTTAATTCTGTATAAGTTGTTAATGCCATTAAAATCTTCCTGATGCAGTTCTAAAATATTTATAATCACTGCTATTTAATTTTTGTTTTAAAATTTTACGTCTAGTTTCTTGTGGTAAGGCAAACCAATTGTTTGTACCATTGTATTCTTTAGTCCAAAGAGTTAATACAAGTGTAGGTATACTTGCAACACGCTTCATATCTTTACCTACATTATATCCAGAATCTCCTTGATTATATAAATTTTTATTTTTTTTTAAGATAGCATCTGTATTTTGGGATTGCTTAATTGTAAGCTTACCATCTTCTTCAAAATAGTACTTTGTACCATCAGAATCTACAGATCTTAAAATACTCATTACTCACTTAATTCAGTTACGTATACATTGGCACTTCCAATAACAGCAATTTTTTCTCCAGCAGAAACTTTGAAATATTCAACGTCATCTGCAGGTATATAAATTTTAGAAGTAGTAGCTGTTGGATTGACACCAAACTCAATATGACATGCTGCATCTGATATTACTCTTACGTATTCAATGTTAGCACTAAATGCTGAAGACTGAACAGAACTACCTGATGAAGTTACTTTTTTTGTACTTATTGGTCGCATAGCTATATGCATAATATTCTCCTATATTGTTAGATGATGGGGGATTTATATCCCCCACCATAGTATTTTACTACGAAGTAGTTAGATCGTAAACTCCACCTGAAGCAGCTTCGTTTCTAGAGATCAATGTGAATTCGACAAGCATTTGTCTTTTCTCACTGTCACCAGTCTTAGCTAATTCATGCATAGTGAAATCTCTCAAGAATCCGATAGACCAATAGTCCATGTCTAGGACATGAGCATCTCTATCTCTTGAGAATCTGTTAGGTACAACTTCTAGATCACCGAAGTCTGAAGAATATACATCAATAGAAGTATATAAAGTTTTATCTTCAGAAGCATCGAATCTAGTAGATCCACCAGTAAAACCAGAAATTTTCTGTTTATTGAATGGGCCTACCATGATGATAGAAGGATTACCACCAGCGTTCCATACGTTTTTGATAACTGTTTTCAAGTTAGCTTCAGTTAACGCTGCTGCAGTACCATCAGTTCTAGCTGTATTACCAAGACCGCCTGAAGCACCATCAGCCGCGAATACGTCATTAGATGCAATCCAAGAGTTAATAGAACCAAATTTTCTAGCTGTTGAACTATCGCCAGAAACTTCAGCTTGGTTAGCTAACAATGTAGCTTCCATATCTCTTTTAAGCTCTTTAGATTTTTTAGCGATTTGGTACGCTAATTCTGATGCTCTACCAGCTTTGTCAACTGATTCTTGAGTACCAGTGATCACGACAGTTTTGTCCATGATCTGAGTTGTGTTTGATAATCTAGATGTTGCAGTTACAGCATCTAGACTTGCATCGTCACCTTCAACTACTGCGTTAGAAGTAGAAGCTGCAGCTAAACTATCAGTTTGCCACTCATGCAATGTGTTTCTTACTGCTTCTCTTGCTGCTGAACTCATAAATGGAGTGTCAGTAGGAGAGATAGAGTAAATAACATCTTGCAAATCTTCTCTAATACCTACAGCATCGTAAGTGTCGAATGTATTAGTTGGTTGTGCCATTTTATTTTCTCCGTTAGGTTATTTAGTTAACATACCTAAAATAGCAGATTGAGCATCTTCAATTCGCCCACTCTTCTTTAGTTTAGATATCTTGTTCCTTACGTCAATCCTCTTAGAGTTTTCTGATTTAGCAATACCAGGTTTGATAATTTTAGGTGCGTTTGCAATTTTCTTTTGAACAATAGGTTTAGAATTTTTTAAACCTTTGTAAGACATTGCATCCTTGATAACCATTAACATTCTATGATCTGCTAATGATGCTATTTCTTGATCTGAAAAACCATAAGTTTTTAAAGTAGATTTAATTCCACTTTTAAATCCTTCAGATTTTACAGGATCACTAAATTCAGGGATACGCTCCTGTGCCAATCTTCTTTGTTCAGCTAGATATGCATTATATTGTGCTTGTGCTGCTTGATTTGCTTTTAATTTTGTTTGGTTGATCTTTTCTTGTTGCTGTCTAAGTTGAAAGTCATACTTAGCTGCTTGAGCAGGATCTTCCTCATAAAGTTTTTGCAATTCAGCAGGGTCTAGTTGTTGTCTGGTAAGTGATTCAGCACTAGCAATTGCTTCATTCAATTCTCTAAGTTTCATGTCGTATTGTTGACGCAAAACATTTTTCTCTTCTTCAATTTGTTTTCGTTCTAAAGAAAGAGAATGAGTTTTTTGTCTATAGTCGGAATCTCTAGAATAACCTGCTTTAAGTTCGTCAAGTGTAACCTCTAGCTCTTGACCTTGTACTTTGACTCGGTGGAGATTAGGTTTCTCGACTTCTACTTCTGACGCAGTTTCTTCTGTTACTTCCTCATTTACAGTAGCTTCGACTTCTGCTGGAGCTTCTTCAGACAAAGATTGGCTCTCTTGAGATGTAACCTGTTCCTCTACAGGCTCTACTGCTGGTTCTGCTGTTACTTTAGGTTCTGATTGTCCTTCAGTCTGTTTTGACTCTTTTGGAGTTTCAGGCTGAGGATTCAGTAATCCTAAAATTTTATCAGCAGCACCTTTTACTGATTGATCAGTTACTTGCATTATATGCTCCTTTGTTAACGCTACTATTCATTTGTAGTTTGGCGTGTTAAGTTTTCTAGCTCCGAGGAGGCTAGTTTACCTGTTTCCATGACAGTTATTAAATGCCCTTTTATTTTGTTTAGCAAATTATATGCCATCCAAAGAACTTGGCGTTGTTCATGGTCATTGTAACTCGTATTAAAAATCTCTTTTTTATATTCTTCAAAGAGATATTCAAAAGCTTCTTTTAGTAAAGGTTCATCCAATAGGCGTTTCGCCTGATGACCCTTCTGTATTTGTTTGTCCAGATTGCTCATTGTTTTTAAAAAACTTTTCTTGTCCTTCCATTATTTTTTTAAATATATCACCTGATTGTCTAACTTGTTGTTGTTCTATCATAGATCTATTTTTGATAGCAAGTTCATCAATCTTAGTATTATATTTAAGTTCCATATCTTTAACTTGAAGTTCAAAGTCTAATAATTTTTCTCTCATTTTAGCTTCAAGTTTTTTGATCTCTACTTGAGATTGTAATACAGCTCTTTCATTTTCACCTTGTACTTGAGCCAATGTAACCTTCTCAAATTCAGTAGGCCCTTTAGGTGGAAGTTGAGGCATTTGTGCTTGACCAACTTCAGGATCCATAAAGTATGGTTCAACATTACCTAATCCAGCATTTTCTACTAGTTTACGTAAAGTATGATAAATGTTTTTAACATTAACAACTGGCCCAAATACGTTTTGTTGTAAGTTAATTGCTTGTAATTGACGTTCTAAAATAGAGTTTAATAAAATTAATTGTTGTTCTTTAGAACCTGTACCTAATCCTACAGCTACAGTAATGTTCATTCTATCTCTCCATTCATATGGTCGCATAGGAATAAACTTACCTCTAATACGAACAATTTTTTCTTTTTGTTGGTATTTGCAAACTAATTCAAATATTTTTTTAGCTAAATCTTTAACACCTGTTTCAGCAAATACTCTAGCAACTAATTCCATTCTCATTTGAGATTGGGTTAATATTTGGTTAATACCTGTTGCAGTTTTAGTATTTAATGTATCTGGCATTAAACCTTGTGATTGTCTAGTTTGACCAGTTCTAGATTCTTTTACAGCATCTAAATAATTTAACATTCCTGATGCTTGATCAGTAATAGGTTGTGCTTGTAAAGGCATGATAACATTTTGTGGTGGTTGTTTAGTTCTAACAATTCCACCTGGTCTATTAGTTAATAAATCATCCATAGCAACTTGGCCATCTTGAATAGCTACACGATTATTATTAGTTAGATACATGTTGTCTAACATTTGACGCATAACAGTAGATTTAATTAATTGTATATCTTCAACAAGTTCTGCAATAGATCTTCCATAAAATCTATGTGGCATTAAGATTGGAGTTACAGAAATAAATGGCATAGAATCAATTTCTTCAATACCTAATATTTTATATGCTGCATCACCAGCTATACAAACTTTAACTAATTCTGATTTACCATCACCATTAATATCAATTCTTGCATAACATTCATGTATTAATATTTCATCAGTAGATGAGTCACCTTTATCTTGTGGTGCAGAAAAATCTGTATCTTGAAATCTAACATGTCTATCTTCAGAATAATAATTAGTATCACCAACTGGCAATGTCATAACTACTTCTGGATCATAACCCATTTCAATTAATTGAGTTCTGCTCATGTTAGTTCTATGAGCTATAAAATTTGCATCTTCAATAGACTTAGCTCTACGTTCAATTAAAAATTCTTCAGGTGGTACTGGTTCAATTTTTACTTTGCCATACTTTTGTGTTTTATGAATTACACAATCATGCAATTTAATAGTGTCAATTATTTCATCATTATCATCTTTTAATTCTTCTTCATATTCAGAATGTTCTGTAACAGATACTTCTTCATCAATTACTAATTGATTAAACTCATCATCAGTTAGTCGTTTATATTCTTCTCTAGATGTTTTTTCAGACTCATCCCAGAATACTTTTAGTATTCCATTTTTTTGAATTAATGCATCTTTAAATGCTGTATATAAACTTATAAAACCATTGTTCTCTTTATAAAAAACATAATTTAAATAATCAGTAGCTTGTTTAGCTAACTCTTCATCTTCTGCTCCAACTGGTTCACATTCAAATACATTGTCACTTGCAGTAAAGATACGCATTAAAGATGGCATTAAAGATTCTACTGTATCTGAAACATCAGTAGATATAACTTGAGATCTTCCTTCTTGTTCATTACCGAAAGGTTTGCCAAGATAATATTCTAAAGATCTTTTTCTACGACTTACTATTTCACCACCAATATAACCTGATGATGCTCTAATTTCTCTATTAATGATGGATAAAATTTCTTGTTCTGTTTTTTCTTTTTTTATCATACTATATATTTTGTATCTATTTTAATTGGTTTATCCCAATCTGTAGATAGTATGGGATCATGAACAGCACCATATCTAAATGCATCTGCTGCATGTGAGCACCAATCATGTAGGGGTTTGTTCTTAAAAACTTGATTTTTTTCATCCCATTGTTTTCTATATTGTCGCAATGCATCAATACCAAGTTTACACTTTTCCCTATCAAACCAGCAATATGGTAACATATTTCTTACAGATTCGATACCATGATCTACTTCTAATTTAGGTGCTATCTCAAAGTCAATACCTAGCTCTCTAGATACTTCTAATCTTGATTTTCCAGTACCTAATTCTCTAGCTTGAATATCATGGGGTGCTACATGTCTAGAATATAAATATTGTTTATTTTCTAATACATCTGCATAATGCATTAAGCTTTCTCCACTATTTTCATAATAATCTATTACATGTATTTCGTCACCAATTCGTTGAACAAACCATATAGCAGTACTATCTCCAATACCTAAATCCCACCATGTTTCTACTCCTGCATGTTCATCGCATGGCACAGATCCAATTCTTCCTTCATTATCTGCAGCAGTCATAAGTTTACCAAAATAAGATCCAGATACTGCAGCAGTAAAAGAACATTCAAATTCTTGATTATATTGTTCTTCTGTCATGATAGATTTAGCTTGTGCTAATTCTTCTGGATCAACAACTCCTGTTTCACTAGCTCTATATAAAGCTCCAAACCAATCTTGATGCCCACGCAATGCATAGTCGTATACTTCCCAAAATTGATTATGTCCCATTGGCGTACCAATAAAAATTACAAATCCTTTTGTATCTGCAATAGCAGGTCGAATAATCTCAGTCCAAGTTCTTGGAGCCATAATGGCATACTCATCCATAACCACGCCATGAAAACCCATACCTCGAAGTGAGTCTGCATTGTCTGCACCAAATATTTGTATTCTAGATTCATTCCAAAAATCTACACGCAATTCAGATTCATTTCTTTGTCCACCTAAATCCATTAAAGGTTTGGTATAATATTTTAGATAATCCCAAACAATAGATTTACCTTGTCTATAGGTTGGTGCTATGTATGCAAGTTTTTGTCTAGGTTCTTTTGTTGCAGCTAAAATTAATTCGTTAATTGCTAAAACAGATTTACCAAATCGTCTATGACAAACTAATACATTAAAACGCTTTAATGATTTGTGTACTTCTTTTTGAAGAGGTCTTGGCTTATAGGGAATTTTAATATTTACTTGTTTAATCTTCCCACTTGAGATCGACTCTAATTGGGGAAGTTTCGATTCTATTTGTTGTTGGAGCTTTTCCATGTACATAAGGTGCAGCTTTTTCTGCTGCGTAAAGTTTTCGTTCAGGTGAACTTAATGGATGGTTTAACACAGAAAGTAAATAATCTAAAGGGGATGTTTGATATTTAACTGCAAGTTCTTGCATATCTTTCCACTTTTTACGGAAAGAAGATCCTTTAGGTCTACCTGCACCTTCTCGTTTACCACCTCTTTTAGTTTTTACTTCTTCAGTCATTAGTAATAATTTTTATACCCCATAGAAACAATAGTATCTTGTAGATCTCTATCTTCGCCCCATTTAGGTGCTTGTTCATATCTTCTAGAAGATGCACCTGAAGCATATAAAGCTCCACCAGCTAATGCTCCTGCAGCTCCAAATTTAATTCCTTTTTTAACTACTGCTCCAGTGCTTTTTAAAACTTTTCTACCAACTCCTCTAATAGCTTTCCCACTTCTTTCAAAAAAACCAGGTTCAGGCATTTTAGTTCTTTTAGCTGGTAATGTACTTACAGGTACTGGTGCATAAAATTTAGGCATTATTTTTTCTTACCTTTCTTAGGAAAACCTTTTTTCATATTAGCATAAGCTTTAGCACTAACAGTGCTTTTGCTTTTAGGTCTAGATATTCCTAGTTTTTTTCTTTTGTTAATATTGTCGTATAGTCCTTTTTTTTTCATTATTTTTTTCCTTTTGCTGCTAGTTGTTGAAATTTTTTTTTACCATATTTTTTTCTTCCAATAGCTGCGGCAAGTGCTTTTGGATCACGTACACCTTGTTTTTTTAACTTAGTAGTTAATTGTTTAAATCTAGTTCCTGTTCCTAGTTTTGCTTTTTTCATATTATGTCCTCCTCATCTAAGTATAGATCATCATCATTATCAAGTATATCTTCTATCTTGGATATGATCTGTTCTTGTTCATATTGCAATTCTTTAAGTTCTTCAAGTAGATGTCCTAAAGTTTTTCGCATTATCTTAATAAACCTCGCATAGCTATATCTCTAGTAGTTGGTGGTTGCATAGGCATTGCCTGAGGTTGTCCCATTTGAGCAGTTTGAGGATTAGCTGCCTGTTCATCTAATAATGCTTTTTGTTTTTCTACTTCAGGCATCATTTTAGCTTTAATGACTATTGCTAATTGTTCTGACTCTTCTGGTGATAAATTAATTAATTGATCTGCTAAAGATTCTATTTTATTTTTTGCCATTCTTTTTTCCTAAACCATAACCAGCAGTAAATATAGCTCCTGATCCTAAACCCATAGCTATAGATTTTTTATTTTGTTTTGCAAATGATTTTACTTTTTCTGCTGTTTTTGCAGTTTTTCTTTTAAAAGATCCATAAGCATCTTTAGCTTTCATTTTTAAAGACTTAGGTCTTTTGAATACGTTTATATATTTGGATATATTTTTAATCATGGTCTTCCTTGTCCTCTATAATTATTCTTATCTTTTTTGCTATGTCTGCCTGGGCGTTTGCGTCTTTTGTTTTTTATATAATTATTAACGCCAAACCCTTTGGCTTTTTTAGCCATTAATACTCGTCTTCATCATCCCCTGCAAGAAATGATCCTAAAGCAAAACCGCCCAATCCTGACATGGTAGCTTTTCTTCCTGCTGAAGTACCTAATGTTCCGCCATAAAGCTTCCTATAACCTTCATATCCCTTTTTGGCAGCACCTTCTATACCGCTAATCAGTTTCGCTTCTCCTGATGCGTATTTTGTGCCTTTAAACGCAGGTTTAACTGCCTTCTCATATGCAGGTGATAATATCTTTTTTACTTTGCTTGGTCGTAATGCTCTTGCAATACCATAACCAAATCTAGCTAATGCTGTATACATAATTTTTTTCTCCAGTATTTTTAGGATTATTATAGCAAACCAATAATTATAATTCTACTATATGTAAACAAACCCCCCCTATTTATTTGTAGTATCTACATTACCCCCCTATATATCATTCAACACCTATATCCAATATCGCTTGGGGTAACTTACAAACCCGTCATTCGCTGTTGCTCATGACTTCTTGTTGTTACTCATGTAACTCGCTGTTGCTCGTTGCATTGATATTGGTAAGGTTTCACCTTGCCCGCTATCCTTACAGGTAAGGAAGCGGTCAAGTTGTATGATTATAAGATATCCACATCTGATTGTTATCCCCATAACATAACAAGAAAGGATAATCCCATGTATAAAGTAGTACACACAAATGAGGCACAATACTCACTATTTGACTTAAGTGAATTGCCTATAACACCACTACCAAACAAGAAGAAACATCCTCATGATCTTAGAAAAGAACAGAAGAGGAACATAATAAGTACTTATCTAACTAAGTATAAAGCAAACAAATAAGGAGGTCTTACAATGATGACTTTGTTAATGTGGTTAATGGCGATTTATTTAACCATTCAAATAGGTAGCTTTGTAGTAAGTGTAGTATTTGGTTATTTAATAGCCAAAGAATTAAAAACAAAAGATAACAATGACACTAATTAATATAGTTCAATTAGTAATTGCATTGTTAATTACTGTTCTGGGTATTGCCACTGCAATCTTTGGTAATACTCAGATAGGTATTATATCAGCTAGTGCTGGAATAATTGCTGGATATATTACCATAAAAG